GGGTTTATTGTGTTAGCACTACAACACTAAATGATGCTGACTTTTTATTTTTACAATACGCAGGAGACTTAGCATAATGGCAAGTATATTAAAAGTAGATAAAATAGGTAAAACATCTGGTAGTACCCAAGATACCATGGAAGGATTGTGTAAACATTGGATTCTTTTAAATGGTACAGGAACTATTGCAGTAACTGATTCATTTAATAATACATCTATAACAGATAATGGAACAGGTGATTATACAATAACCATAGCTAATGATATGAGTACTGCTAATTTTTGTGTAGCAACAGGTGGTGCATATGATGAGGATGGTACTACTGATAATAATAGGCAAGGTCCAGGAGCGTCAAACAAAACAACAACTGCATTTAAATTAACTACTGGTAGTAATACTACTGCAGCAGATGATTGGGAAGCTCCTGCTGCTCAAACATTAGGAGATTTAGCATAATGGCTAGTGAATTAAGAGTAGATACATTAAAAGATGCGAGTGGTAATAATAGTGTTGCTACGAGCACAGTAGCAAGTGGGAGTGCTAAAGCATGGTGTTTGTTTGAAGGTGATGGTACTGCTGCAATAACAGATTCTTTTAATTTTGGTTCTATTACAGACAACGGAACTGGTGATTATTCTTTTGCAATAACTAATAACATGAGCAATGGAAATTACTGTGTTCCTTGCGGAACTGTGAAAGACACAGGTGGACAGACTACAAACATAGCAGTTGACCACGATAATCCTCCAAGTGCAAGTGTATTAAGAATGTTATGTGTAGATGATTATACACAAGCACAAAGAGATGGTGAGTTGCAATCCTTTAATGTTTTAGGAGACTTAGCATGAGTAAAGCAGCAGATTTAGCAAGATTTATAGGTGGTGGTTTTTCAGGTAAAGTTTTACAAGTTGTAAGCACGAATAAAACTGATAAAACAGATAGTGCAGATTTTGATACAAGTTTTGAAAATGTAACTGGCTTAACTGTAAATATTACTCCATCATCTACCTCTAGTAAAATATATGTTATCGCCACTTTACAAATTTCAGTTGCAGGCTATCACCTTACTTTTAGAATTGCTAGAGGGGGAAGCACTATAGTAGAGCCAAGTGCAGCAGGAAACAGAATGCTAGGTATGACACATATTTATGGTAGCTCTTCTTTTAATGACCATTACAATATTGAAAGTAAAGTAATGCAAGTTTTAGATAGTCCAAGTTCTACATCAGAGCTAACTTATAGTGTGCAAGGAAAAAATGCAAACAATGCAAACACTACTGGTTTAGTTGTTAATTCAACAAATAATGATGTAGATGCTGCTTACAATTCAAGAGTTATTTCAACTATTACAGCTATGGAGATTGCTGGATAATGGAAATAGACGCAATGTTATTTTGGAACATTATCTTAACTATGGTCGTTATACCATTTGGTTGGGCATTTAACAAGATGTTCCAAGAGGTAAAACGTCTACAGATATTATTAAATAAGACACGAGAAGAGTATGCACGTAAAGATGATGTAAAAGAAGATATGCATGACATCATGGATGCAATGAAAAGATTAGAAGATAAGCTAGACAAGATATTGATGGGAGCTAGATAGTGGCAGAGGCTAGAAAAAGAAAAATGCAAGAGGGCGGCACTACCATAAGTAATGTAACACCGCCAACTACAACTACCATGGATGTAGATGAGTATATGGGACAACAGATTACTAATCCTGTAATGCCTCAACAAAGTCAATTTGTTCCTCAGACACAAGCAATACAACCAGGAGAAGAAGTTTCTCCAGAGGCATATGCTTTACAGGGGCAACCTGATATACCAATATCACAAGCTACAACCACACAAGCACAAGGTCCTGCTGTGTCTCCAGCAGCACAAGTATCTCCAGCATTAATTGGGACTACAACACCAACAGCGACTGCTCAACAAGGCACAGGACTCACGCAACAAGCTGTAGCACAAGAAGGAGTTGTATCTCCTCAAGCGTTAGCACAAGCTCAACAAGGAGTTAGTCAAGGACTAGTACAACAAGCAGACATAACTCAAAGACAAGTTACAGCCCCTGAACAAATAACAGGAGCAGTAGCAGATACATCATTTTTAGCAGGAACTACACCTGCTCAAACAGATTTTGTAAGTCAGGTAGAGGGTGCCACAATGACTGTCACACCAGAAATGACAGTGCAAGGACAGTTAGCCCGTATATCTCAACAATTTACAGATGGTCAGGTACCATCTTGGGCAGCAGGGGTTGTGCGTAACGCTACAGCAGTAATGGCACAAAGAGGTCTTGCAGCTTCATCAATGGCAGGAGCAGCTATAACTCAAGCAATATTAGAGGCTTCTGTACCCATAGCAACAGCAGATGCTCAAACATACTACAATACTGCTGTTAAAATAATGGACAATCAACAGCAAGCAAACTTAACAAATACACAAAATAATTTAAATGTTTCGTTAGCTAATATGTCTAACAGACAACAAACAGCTCTAGCGAAAATGCAAGTGCAGGCGGCTCTGGCAGGTCAAACCCTCTCAAATCAACAACAAGCAAATATCCTCAACGCTGAAAAATTTGCCGAAGCAGCTAATCTTAATTTTACGCAAGAACAGCAGAGAGTGTTTTCTAACTCTAAAATGATGGAAACACTTAATTTGCAAAACTTAAATAATGCACAAACAGTAGCCTTGTCAAACGCAGCTAATTTTGCTAAAATGGATATGGCTAATCTAAATAATAGGCAACAAGCCATGGTATTAAATGCACAAGGCTTTTTGCAAATGGATATGTCTAATTTAAGTAACACTCAACAAACAGAAACTATAAATCAACAAGCTAGATTGCAAACTTTGTTGTCAGACCAAGCAGCCCAAAATGCTGCTCAAAACTTTAATGCTACTAGTCAGAACCAGGTAAATCAGTTTTTTGAGACATTGGCATCTGATATTAGAAAACTAAACGCAACACAGGCTAACTCACATGAGCAGTTCAATGCAGGACAAGCTAATGCCTTATCACAGTTTCGTGCTACCATGCAAAATACAAGAGAACAATTTAATACAAAGAATGCTTTAGAGATAGCCCAAAGTAATGCTACCTGGAGAAGAAACGTAAACACCGCAAACACAGCTTCAGTAAATGCAGCTAATCAAATTAATGCAGCTAATTACTTAGGTATATCAAATCAAGCATTAGCAAACATTTGGCAACAATATAGAGATGAAGCAGACTATGTATATAATTCATCAGAGAATGCTCAAGATAGAGCATTTAATTATGCTATGGCTGTACTTGATGCAAAAGTATCGGCAGACCAGTATGATAAATACTTAGATGAACAATCATCTAGTGCTATTGGTGGTTTTATTGCAGAATTAGGTATAGCGGCAATAAATAGAGGAATATTCGGATGATTGGAATAGCAGCAGCAATAGGTGCACAAATAATAGGAGGCACTTTAAATAAAAGTGGAGGGCAACGCTCTGTACAACAAACACAAGTTCAATCTCCAAGGTCTTTTCAATCAAGTATATATGAAAAGTTTGGTAGAGCAACAAGTAGGCGACCTAGAGTATCAGGTTTCACAAGACCTGCAGAAGTATCAACAGGTTCTTTCTATGGTCCAACAAGTAAATATAATGCTATAATAAGAAAAAGACTAGGTCTACTAACGTCAACGAAAGCATAATAACATGGATATACAATTAAAAGATACCATGACTTTACCGAGTGGTAAAGAAAGGTCTGTATTTGATACAACTATTCCTGGACAATCATTTACGGCAAACCCAGGCATATATCCTTGGGATAGCCCACCATTGTTAAACTCATCAGATGAAGTTGTACAATTTTTTTCAGAAAAATTTGATAATGAATCAGCCGCTACACAGTTATTAACTTTGTTAGAAACAGATATTTCTGTATCAACAATAGTTGATTCTTTGTTGTTAGCAGGATTTGCAGAAGGCTTATTTAATCCTGATGTTGCCGTATTAGCTGCAGAAGATTTAATATTACTAATTACTTATTTAGGTAAAGAAGCAGGATTAGACCCTAAAATAGTAGATGAGCAAGAGGGCACTGTAAGTGACGCATTACAAAAAATTGCTACACTTAAAGAAAGCAAAAAAGAATTTGCAGATTATAATGCTGGCATAGAACCTCCAACTGAGGAAGAAACAACAGAAGAAGAACCTTTGCAAAAAGGATTGATGGCAAAGAAACCAAAAGAAGTAACGCAGGAGACAGAAGATGGTATCATTTAGAGGTTTAATGAGAGGTGCTGCTCAAGCAGGCACTCGTAGACTACAATCTGTCAATTACCTTGATGAGCAAGGTATAGAACAAATAGCTCAAACTTTCCAAAAGACTGCTCCTAAAATACAAGAAGAACAGCAGAAAGCTCAAAAAGGTATAGATGATATAAATACTTTAGCTAATTCATTAGGTATCAATCCAGATGTTGTTGCTCATACAATGAAAGTGTATGGCAATGACAGAGCTAAAACTATGACACATCTTATAAATTTAAAGAAACATTTTAAGGGCAAGCCTATACCCGTTACTGCTATAGAGCAGACAGACCAAATGTTGACAAAACCAGAAGTTACAGAAGCAAAAGTAGATGCTGTTGTGCCTGAGACAAAGACTGATGATGAATTTAAATTCACAAGCCTGTTTAAAACAAGAGGCAGAGAAGATTTAATAAATGAATTTATAAATAGAAACCCAGGACTAGACCCACAAACTGTCAAGAATGTTTTAGCTGGTAATTATGATTTACCTCAGTTTACACCCACCACACAAATATCCTCTGATGTATTTATGAAAGGATTTGAAGGTGCTACAGGCAAATTAGGCGACTTATATAAAACATCATTTGCTAGATTTAAGAAATTAGATGACCAACTAATTACAAAGCCTGGAGCTTTTAGTGAGGCAAACAAAAACCTAATTCTTAAATTACGCCCTAAGTTTACAGAATTTCAAAATGCTTTAATTGACAATGATAAAACTAAAGCAGACAGTCTTTTTCAAGAAATAACAAAATTAGGCTTTAACAATATTACAACTCTCCAAGAAGACTCTTCTAGCAAACCAACTGAAAAATATAAAATTATTTTTAATAGAATGGTAGCAAGATTTCCAAATCAAACTAAAGAGTTCCATACACAAAAAACAGAGGAGTTTTTAGCAAGTGATGTTATATTCAGCGGAAACAGTGCTTTCAAAAAAATCATAGACCCTAATGGAAATGCTGCATTAATTCCAATGTATGTCATCAGAAATGGAAATGAAACTATATCTAATGACAAAGTGTATAAAAAGACATTATCATCAATACAAAAAGGTACTAATAACTTTGCTAAAATATTTAGATTAAGGAACACACTGGAGAAAATTCCTAATGCATTTAGTATAGAGGGGCAATTTAGACAAGGAGTTACTGGATTTCTTGGTTTATTTGGCTCAGAAGATTGGGCTAAAAGCGTTGGTGGGGCTGATATAATAATGTCTCAACAAGATAGAATATCTTTTGTTTCTTCTGTTAAAGACGAATTATTTGATGACCCAAGGTTATCAGACCAAGATTTGAGACTTGTATTAAATTACATAGCAATACTTGATAATCCTCTTGCGTCAAAGCCGTTAGCTAGAGCTGCTTTATTAGGCATAGAAAGAGCATTAGTGAACAGCCAGGCTATGAATATAGCTCAACTATATCCTAACCTTACAGCCGCGGCTTACGATAGTGACGGAGACATAGACTTTAAGAAGGACAGCGTTGCAGTTAGGCTACATAATAATCTTATGACTGCTGCATTTGGTCCTAATCATAAGAAAAAGTATGAAAAAATGAATGCTAAACAACAAGAGAGATATAAGTTAATAGCTCTGCAAAATTACAAGGTCGTTCAGAACTCTGTTGGTGCTGTTAATGCTTTCCAAAGTAATGTGGACAATGCTGAATTTAAATTCAGAAGTAAGAATTTATTTGATATAACAAAAGCTCCAAAGTTTAGTACAGCAGCAGTAGGACATGCAGATGCATTTAATAAAGTACTGAAAGAATACGAGGAAGTAAAAGCAAAGAGGTTACAAGAATCGTGAGTGATGTACAAATATTAAATAAATTATTTCCTGAAGATACAACAAATAATCAGACCTTAGCTGACAAGATTGTAAAAGGTACAACGGACAAAAGTGAAGAAGAGCAAATGAAAGGTGCTTTTGGAATGGGACCTCTTGGTAAAGTAGCCTTGCCTGCACGTTTGGAAGATGCTCAAATATTAGAAGTACAACCAGGAATAGTTACAAGTGTGAACGTGCCTACGCAAGAAGGACCTTTTGGAATAAAATCTAATGTAAGGTACGCTAGAGAAGGGGATTTTGAAAGAAGTCAAGAAACTGTTGAAAAGATTAAATTACAAGAGCAAAACAAATATGCTACAAGAATAAATAAACTAAAGACAGAAGCAGGATTTAAAGACGACAAAATTGACATATCTGATTTTACTCAAACTAGCTTTTTTGGTATAAGTCCAGCAGAAGAAACAGAGACAACTAAAGTTCTAAACTCATACCCAGGCTCTCAACAAGCTGAACTTGCTTTTGTTGATGACAATGACGATTATTTAAAATGGTTAGAAGACACAGTAGGAAAAGACAACTTTAAAGTATTTTTTGATAAAGACGCTTCTTTCTTAGAGCCTAAAGCATACGTATCCATAAAAAATCCAGAGACAGGAGAGTTCACTCCATTTTCATCTGTAACTAAAACTTTTGGGGATGGGCTACTTCGATTCGGTGCTACTTTAGCTTACGAAATTCCAACTTATGCTGCTAACGTAGCTGTTGCGACAGCCGTTTCAGCTCCTTTACTTGCTATACCTGTTGCAGGTATACCTCTTGCAACATTAGCTTTTACTTATACTTTATATGCTGGAGGAAAAGGAAGAGAAAGATTAAGAGAGTATGTAAAAGAAGAGTTAGGAATAAATGAAGATGCAGATAAAAATTTATTTGAAAACATGGTTAGACTTATAAATAATGCTTTAGATGTAACAACAAGTCCTGGGGGAGGCACTTTTAGAGAAGAATTGGCAGGACTTGCAGACGCTATACCAGGAGGATTTTACTTCAAAAGAGGATTAAAAAATGCAGCAGAAAAAGCTAAGTTAAAATTTTTAGAAAGAGTGGATGCACAAGCTAAAGAAGGAGAGTTCCCATCTGTAAAACCTGCAATGAGATTTCAAGAGCAAACTCAAACAGGAGGAAGGCTAGACATAGGTAAGCCTCTTGACAAATTCTTAATAACAAATTTAACACCTAATAAAATTTTAGAGAGATTTCAAAATATTTCTTCTCAAGTATCTGTAGTTATACCTTCTAGGATAAAACAACAAATGAACTCTGTTGTGGAATACATTCAAAAATATAAAGATAACGCAGGAAAAGGTAATTTTGAACAATTTAGAAAAACTTTATCTAATTTAGGCACTTACTTAAAAGACGCTAGAACTAAAGTTAGTGAAATAGATATGAGAAACTTAGGAACTTCTTTAGTTGAATTAGATACTATGTTTTTAACTTTGCGTAAATTTGAATCTGATGCATTATATAAAAATGTGTTTGATAAAACAAAAAACTCTGTATATAACTTATCAACAATTAGAGAAGCTCTTCCTGATATATACAAAGCTATAATACCTACGAGACAAGGGGAGGAAATAGTACCAGAAGTTCCTATAGCAGGTAAGCAAGAAAACTTAATTAGGAATGTTGTGAATCAAATTGCTACGCTAGGAAACAAAGATGGAAAACTTACTAGACAAGCGGTGGTGTCAGCAATAAATAAATTTAAAAAGGCGAACCCAGACTTTGCTGGTGTGAACTATGCTGATGTCAAAACTCCTGCAGAGTTACTACAAATGTATGCAAGTTACTTTGGATACTTAGCAAGAGATGTGTATGGTAGTGCAGGAACATCTCCAAATGGTCCTTTAGCAAAAACTGCTATGCAATTCAGAAACACTTTCTTAGATTTAATAGCAAAACCTGATAAAAATATACCTGGACTTTCTGAGGCTCTTAAGAAAGCTAATTCTTTTTACAAAGAAACTTTTGACAGAACTTCTATGGAAACACAAGTAGCTTTACGTAATGCTATGAAAGGACCTGTAAAACAAGAACCAGGACAATTCATAACTAAAATAATAGGAAGTAAAACTGGAACGGCTCCGACTGAGTTTTCTACTGTTACAATCGACAACATAGGATTTATGAATGATTACATACAGAGAGAGTTAAGAAATCTAACTGATGAAAAAATACAAGCCTTAATAAAAAGAGGAATGTCAGATGAACAAATTAAATCAGGGACAAGTGCTGTTGCAAATCTAAAAACTTCATTTAATGCAGTCATAGGCAACAAAATAAATAATATAACTGATATAAAAACAGGCAGACAAGGCACTGCTCAAGAAGTTATAGATTATATAAATAGCTTTGATGATAAAGCATTAGAAGTGCTGGGACTGGTTAAAAGAAGTCCAGACGGCTCTATTAATAGAGATGCAAAAAATAAATTAATAGAAGATACTTTGATATTACAGGATTTAGCCTCTGGAGGTTTTGTCAATATAACAACATTAAGTGTCAATACTCCATTTGGTAAAGTAATAAAGGGCTATTTCGAAGATGATAAAATGCTTGTTACAAACTTTGAGAAACTACTTAGAGTTGCGAGACAAAGTAAAAAGAAACCTATTGACGTTAAACCAGTTGAAAGACTCAAGCAAACTGCTGAAGTAAATAATATTAGAAAAGGACTAATAGAATACATATTCTCAGTTGACAGCGGAGTATTCAAACAAATAGATAAAAATACTGCATTTGGTAACGCAGGCGACTTTAGAATTGATGCCGCTAAATTACAAGAAGTAGTTGAAAAAATAAATGGAATAGATGTGTTTAAGCAAATATTTAGTAAAAAAGATTTTGATATTTTAAATGGTTTAAATCAATATACTTTAACTATATCAAAAGGTATGAATGATGTCGGTGCATCTTTATCTGGTGCTCAGATTATAGGTGGAATAATAGATGGTGTCACTAACTTAGAGGGTGGCAAATTTGTAAAAGGTATTGCAAGATTAGCAGGACAAAATAGATTAGCTAAAATATTTGTTAGTGATAAAGTATCAAATTTATTTACAGGAGCATCTTTACAAAACATAAGAACAAACAAAGAAAAATTAAAAGAAATATTCCTTGGTAAACAAAGTGTAGCAGCTATAATATCTAATATAGCTTTAGACCCTTCAATTCAAGGTGAGGGGGATGATTCTGCCGAGGGACAAACTCAACTTAGCACTAAAGAATTAGAGCTACTTAAGAAGATAACCCCTAATTAATCTACTACATCCATATCATTTACTCTAGTTCGTAGTCTAACAGACTCTTCATGTAGTTTATTAGCTATATTTAACAATAAGTCTTTGCCATCTTTAGCAATTCGCACATCTTTATTTTTTAGCACAGTAACAGTATAGCCCTCTACTAAGTCATCTATGATGTCGCTCCACTTGTATTCGGCATACATGTTATCTTTTTCTGGAGATAAGACTACGCCTATACCATTCTCAGTAGGCACAAGATGTACAAAAATTTCACTTACTAATTCTACTTTTTTGTATGTCATCACACTTTTCCTTTGAGGGCAATCTTGCCCAATCTTTTATACCAATCTTAAATCTAGTTAAAGCATGTCTACTGCTTTTATCTGATGTGACTAAATCGCCTTGTGATATTCTAGCCCACTTTCTACCCTCAACAACATAAACTAAATATGTCCCACAAAGAGGATATTTTGATTCAAAGAATCTAGCTTTGTACCTTTGTGCGTTTTTCCACACTGGACTTAGTGGTTTTTCTAGTGTTGATATTTTTGACATTTTTTTCCCTTTCTCTAAATGCTTTTATTACGTCTGATGAAAATAACTTTTGTATATTGAGCAAATACATCTTAGATGCATTATGGTCGCCCCCTTTTACTGTCTTAGTATAATCAAGGGAGTCAATAATACTGCGTAAAACATCAGTGCGAAAAACAAGTGTTGCATAGGTTTCTTTTCCAATGCACAAATTATGAAACCAATAATCTGATTCCGTAGCTTTAATTCCCGAAGGTTTACCATAACTTTCATACTCCACTGCTATATTACCTGTCCGTTGCCACATGTCTCTTTCAGATTTAACTTCAATAGTTTTATTCTGAAGCATGTCGGCAACTTGTTTTTCTCTGACTTCACCCCACTGTAAGTCAATATCAAATTTTTTTCTATCTTTTATAGAGGGTTTCATTACTTTTTTGTTTTTGCTTCAGCAGGTTTAGTTTCATCCTTTTTTTCAAAGTACTTCAGTATCATGGCAAGCCTATCGTCATACTTACCGATTTCTGTAATCTCTTTATCTATAGATTCCATTATATCGGAATGCTCCCCTATACCCACGGGAGTTCTTAGATAAATCTCCACGTTAGCTATATGCTTATTTATCTGTCCTGCATAATAGGACTTAGCTGCTGCTAATAACATTTCTCTCATTTACTTCTCCTTAGGTTTTTAAAGTAGCTGTTATTGAATCCTCTTAACCATTCTTTACCTCTAAAAGAATTAGCATTATAAGGATTAGTTCTTTCGTGCGTGCGACCTTTTGTTTTTGATGTTCTAAAAAAATCTTTTTGTCCTTGTTTAAAAAATCTATCTACAGTAGCCATACCACATTTACTTTCCTATGTCAACTATTTCACAACTGTCTGCCGTGCAAGCAAGAGTTTGATTACCTACAGTGTTGTCTTCAGTTTCATAATCTTTTAACTTAGTCCAATCTATGAACTCTGGCATTTTTTTACTAAACTCTTTGTAATCTTTTTCAGAGCAATCTTGATATGGGGCTTGTTCATACACCATATCGTTACGTGGTAAAAAAGACAATCCAGAAGCTATATCAAAGTTATCATATATCCAACTGCCAGTTTTAAGCCACTCATCTTTTGCCACAGATACAGTTACAGATGGTTTGTGTTCACACCAGTTTTCTGCATATATTTTCCAAAAATCAAGTTGCTCTACTGCTGACATATCATCTCTTGTAATACAATCTTCGGGAGCTTTTATAGGAAAACTAAATACTGCGTTTTCTTTGCTCCACCCATCTGTTTCCCAAGGTATATTGTTATCCATCATAAATCTTGTGAGAGGGTCTTTTTTATCTCCACGAACTGTACGGATATAATACTTACTATGTCTAGCATGAATACCAGAAGCAGAATCTGTGAGTTGTGAAACTGTTCCAGAGGGTTTTACACAAGTAATAGCAGTTGATTGAGGAATGCCTAATAATTGTGCATATTTTTTGTTTGTTTCAACGGCAACCTCACGTAAAGTTTTCAATACTTCAGCTAAATTAGTTCCCTGGTCTGTGCCATTTGTAATAGCATTGTCCATTATACCCGTCATAGAGACCCCAAGCAGTCTTTCTTCTTCAGTATTCTTCTGCCACACCTTACGTAAGTAAGGAAAGTGAGTCAAAGTAGACTGGAAAGTTCCTATTATTGTAGCAGTGTGAACTTTAGCCTTTAGAGTGCTTAAGTTATCATTTCCTCGTACAATAACTTCAGATAAATTACAGAACTGGTAAGGTCTTAATATTATCTCGCTACAAGGATTAGTACCAAAGTCATACTCTGCATCTCTTCTGCCATTTTCTAATGCTTTATTTTTTGCGGCACCTCTGTAGAACATGCCTCTTTCTCCAGTTCCAGACTCTGCAAGAGCAATCCACTCTCTCATAAATGTGTATGGGTCTGGTTTTTCTGTGTAAGCAACTGAATTATTTGACATTTGTCTTTGAGGTTCTGTTTTATAGAACTCTCCAGTTTTAGCGTGGCGCATTCTGTCGTCAGATAAATTAGACAGACTAATCATTGCAGAACGTCTAACTCCGCCAGATACAACAACTTCACCAACTTTACACATTAAGTCGTGGCACTCTAAACTTGATAACTTTCTGCCACTTGCATCTCTAAATATCTTAACTGTGAACCTAAATAAATTATCCAAAGGTGCAGGTCCAGATGCTCTACCACCAAATATTTTTAATTTAGCTCCTGCAGGTCTAATTAAACTTAAATCCCATTTAGGTATTTCCCCTGCCCATAATAAAGCTAACAACTTACGGAATGCCTTTGCCCACCCCTCTTTGCTATCCTTGACAATTATTGTTTCTTCTGTATCAAAAAGTAAAGCAGGTACTTCTGGAAGTTTACTTATAAAATTTCTTTCAACAGAAAACCCTACACCAGTTCCACACATAAGGATATACATGGCTTCGTCAAATGCTTTAGGGTCATCAACGGGTAAATAAGAACAATTATACCCTGCAGTATTATCTCTATCTAATGCTTTACCTGCCGTCATCATGGCTCTCATGGAAGGCATAACTTCTTGATGCATTATAGATTGTCTTATGTTTTCTTTTACTTCTTCATCTAAAGTAAAATTATGCTTTGTTTTCAGATGCTTAACCATAAAATCTATATATCGACTTATAGTTTCGTGCCATTCTTCTCTTCTGTTTTCATCATCTATCCACCTAGCATACCTAGATTTGTGAATGAATTGTTGGTAGTATGTTGGTAATGTTACATTGCTCATCTAATTATCCTCACTGTTATATCTTTTACTTGCAATCCCGAAATCTCGTGGAGTAAATCTTGTAGTTGTTCTTCTACAAAAAAAGGTATTTCTTCACTATCAAGACATATTTCTTCTTGGTCTGCTACTGCTACTATTCTTATGTTTATCTTATGATTTAGGGTTCTCTTGTTTGTCATCTGTAATATCTATTAAGTAATTTAGATACCATTGTGCCTTATGTAAATCTTCTAAAGGCTTTCCTTTGTATCTATATCTCCACAAGTACTTTAATATATTTCCTTGTAAATAATGCTCAAAGCCTTCACCAGTAGCGGCTTCTATAGCATCAATACACTCAATGCCGAACTCATTATAATGAGCAGGGCTATTAACATTGTCATGTTCTTTGAATAACTTAAGTTGACTTTCTTTTTCTTGTTCCAAATGTTCTCTCACTTCTTTAAATCTATTTCTTATAGCTTCTCTGTACATCCCCATTTTTTATCCTTTCTAATGTATAGTGACTGAAGGCATGGTATCATCAAAACTACTTCTTCCGTCTTCAAGTACGTCATCTGTGTAATTAACTGCCCCATATGCCATTCCTCTTGTTAAAAGAGCATAGAACATAACATCTTCTTCTGTCAATAATTTTTTGTCCATTTTGTGATAAATTTCTATATCAAACCCTTGGTCTTTATGTCTTATGATAACTGCTGAATCACCTTTGTTTAAACTTAGTTTACTCATGTTCTCCTCCTACATCATCTGGGTCATATTTAAATCTTTTTCCATTGTAATACATATATCTACTTCTGCTAGGGGTATGATATCCTTTTCTTAAAAAGAAAGTTGGTTTTCTTTTTGCAGTTTCAAACGTAGCAACAGTTATAACAATAGCAGCTAAAATAAATACGTGAGCAATCGCAGTTATGCCAAACACCCACATACTTCCAAAATACATAGAAAATGCTATACACCACATCCATGCTAATACTTGCATAACCATATGCCTAGCATTTAAATCTGGTATGTATTTCAGAGGATTATGTTCATAGTTCATAACCATTTCCCATAAATTGTAAACTAATTTTCTCATGTTATAAGCTCCGCAAACACTGCGTATACTGCATATGAGTAAAGTAATATTATTACTAATTTTAGTACTTTATTGAATGAATCATCTGCCATTTTGTCCCAATGTGGTCTAGTCATTTTTAATACCTAATTTTATAAAATGTTCTGCATCTACTATAGCAAGAGGCTTCTCTCTATTCATCTTTATAATAACTACGGGTTCTCCCAACTCTTCATAACTACATGCTTGTCTATAGTAATTATACAAAGTCCGTGTTCTTTCAGTGTTTTTACACTCTATACTGTAAGGAAACTTTTTTAGTGCTTGTGAAGAAAGTTGGACATCAACTCCATTTACTCCCATAGGAGTCGATTTGATGTCCAGGTTAGTTAGATTAGTCATCAGACTTAGTAGTTTCTCCACTACCCATTGCTGAAGTTTTCTTCCCTTTGCTTTTGCTGACCTTGGGCTCATCTTCTTTTTCTGATTTAATGTTGTAGATAGCTTTTTTTGGGAACGTATAACTTGTCTTTTCTGACGTTGTGAGGGTGACGAACTCTGTTTCGTTGTTGAGTTGGTCGATAAAGTCTTTCGCATCTTCGTCAGACGTTCTAAAGATTTTATGACTTGTTTGTCCATCCTCTTCCTTAAGAGTTATCGTTAAGTCTGTCCTGCCACTCTTCTGAGATGTAGGTGTAGTATACCCATTTTGGGTTTTTGCCTTTGCTTGGGAGTTGTCGTCTGAACTCAATATTTCCCCAACAGTCATATTTGTAGGGACAATAACTGCATTCAATGCCCAAGGTGCGGTTTCCTGTAGGTTTTCCATAATAAACTTCTTCATTGTCGGTGAAGCTACGTTGAAAAGGTTTGTCGCTGGATATCGCTTTGACCACTTTACGTATGTTGTCATAAACATTCTCTCTTTCTTCTTTGTTGTCTACTGCCTCAGCTACTGCTATTTCACCAGTAGATTTATTTACTGCTAACCACCCACGAAAAGGGACTTTGTTAGCCATTCCGTATCCCAACCCTTGGGATACATAACCGAATGAATCGGATTCTTTTATTCTCTCAAACGCATTGTCTGATTTAAATTTATATTCAAAAGCATATGGAGATACAGTTTTTATATCATATATGCCATCATCTAATTCAATATCGAACTCTCCAGTTATTGAGTTCTTTTTGTCTATTTTTAATTCTACTTTTTTATGTTTGTTTTTTACATTGACTCCTGCCGCTTCTAATAATGATATAACTAAGGCTTCTATTACATCCCCTAATATCATTCTCATCTTGAAATCATATGTTGGAGTCTCTGGCTTTACATTCTTGGCTTGCATCTGTAGTTGGCATAAAGGTCTGCCAACATTACTCATTCGTAAATAAAAATCTTTGTTTTCGTTTGTAAATTGTTTTTCTAAGGCTTTTTGTGCAGACTTGCCAAAGTCTTCTAAAATGTGACGAGGCATTTCTGCCTCGCCTTGAGCTGCCTTTGAAAGGAAAGAAAGTAGGGCAGCTTCAACTTTGTTCATGCTCTCATGTCTTCTGGTAGGTCGTCATTCAGAGCATTATCCCCAGAAATATCTACTGGAGAACTCTCGGCATCTATATAATCACCCTTACTAATAAGAGCTTTATCATACTCTGCCATTACCTGCTTGTTTTCACCATCAATATTAGACATAAAGTGTTCTAGTAAAGATTGGTCGTCTGGTGTAAAATCGGCAGGTCCTTCAGACACCTTAAAACCTGCGACATAATATACCAAGCCACCATTTTTCTTCTTTTCTAACGAACCTCTCAGTTTGTAGAATATGAACGGCTTCTTTTGTGCCGATAGTGAATCAAGGGGAACTGAAATAGGCATAAAATTACTACCTCTGGCTCTCCATAGGACAGGTAAATCTCCTACATCCACTTTTTGACCTTCATGGTCAACGGCATCTATTAACGAGACTTTGCCATATAGCATTCTAAAGCATTTGATGGATTTCTGTAAAAGTGCTTGGTCTGCTGACAAACCCTCTCTTTGACTAGCTGGCACTGAGCCACACCTCATAGTCCCCATGATGTCTGGAACTTCTGTTTGGGGGTAAAGGTTTTTAGCCAAAATTGATTTGTTTACAAATTCATTTGCTTCAGCATCATAGTGAACGTACTGATACCTCTGCACGAAAACTTGTAAATCAATCTCTTTCGCATACACAGTTTTATCTGGTAGCGTTATAGACCAAGAACCTGCTGGGATACTTCTACCCTCATCATCTTCATGGTCTCTATTTATTTTAAGAAATAGATGTGTAGATATACCAGTGTTTTCACTTGGTAACTCTTGACCTATTACTTTTGCAATGTCTTCAAATGAAGTTTTTGCGGTTACTGTGGGTAATGATGTCATCAATACCTCCTTTCATAAAGTATAATTTATACTACATTGTTTTTAGTTAGTCAAATAAAAAGTTTCCATATCTAACCAATTATTTCCTATCTCTATATCCACTGCTAATGGCACATTCCATTTTATGTTGTAGACATCTTCAAACTGCTTGTCCACCTCTGTCATAGCCTTATGTGTCAACTTAGCTACGAGGTTCTCTTCCCCTGGAAATATATCTAGTACAATAGAATCATGCACAGTATTTATGATTTTAGATGTTACATTGTGAGTGTCAAGGAGTTTTTGTAGTTCTATTAATGCTAATGGAACAATGCATCCTCCTGCCACACCTTGAACTGGGTAATTTTTTATAGAAGGTGCTCCAGATGCCGAACCACTAGCAAGTCTTCTAGTATCGGGGAAAGCAAACTGCTGACCAGTATAGACACTAACTATACCATGTGAAATAGCTTCGGTTTGCAACATCTCATGCCACTTTCCTAGCTTAGGATACTTCTCTACGAAGGCTTGGTAGTATGCGGTCTCATTTGGGGTACCCGTAGTACCCCCGTATAAAGGCTTAAAGGTGTGAGCCTTAGCTTGTGTACGTTCTTCCTTAGTTACATCCTTCTCTGACTTCTGAAATATTATGGAAGCCGTATATGTATGCACATCTTTACCATCTATTATATCTTGATACATAACCTCATCACCACATAACTGTGCGGCAACTCTAAACTCTAACTGACTATAGTCCGCTTGTAATATTTTACCTTTATCAAACCTAGACACGACAACTGCCCTAACAGGAAATGTGTTACCTCTAGGTTGATTTTGGAAGTTAGGGTCGGAAGACGACAATCTTGTTGTTCTCGTTATACATTGATTAAACTTAGGATGTAATCTGTGATTAGATTTTGTGTTTCTTTCTATACCACCAACAAAACTAGACAAGTAAACATCTACTGCATTTAGCCGAACTGTTGATTGTAGAAAACTTATAGCATCTTCATTTTTTCTATACTTAGCAACATCAAGTAAACGAACTAGAGTTCTTTTATCTGTGGCAAAACCATTAGCAGATACATCCCATATATCTCTTGGGTTCATTGTGAGTCCTGCAACTTTAGGAAAAGGTATGTACAAATAACCTTTGCCTTGACACTTAGGACACTTAGTAGCTTTTTTCCAACGAGTGCCATCTTTTTTTAATTTAAAATATTCCCCTCTGCCTTTGCAATAGTCACAATGTTGTGCTTTTGTTTTGTGAACTCTGTCAGTTAATATTTTAACTTTGGTGGCAAAATGAGAGAATCCCATTCTTGGTCTAAGCAAAGGTTTACCTTTTTCATTTGTCCCTATATTAAACTCTTGTGCCCATCTCTTTTTATCTTTTACTTTTCTTGAATATATGAGTTGACTTAACTGCTCTGGAGAAGCAAAATTAATTGGTGTGTCGCCCATGACGTTATGGGTTATAGATTCCATAACAGATTTCAGCTCTGTCTGTTCTTTTTGATAATCTGATTTTACATCTTGTAACTTATCTAAATTAATGTGAATGCCGTTCTGCTCAATCTTTGCTAGAACTGGTAAAAAATCGTTCATAAGTTTTAAGTGAGGTCTCATATTTACAAACCCCTCTTTTGTGAATAAAACTTTTTGTGCTTGGTATAACTCTCTAGTGGATATAATATCTGCTAATCCATATTCTTCAACAATGTGAATCGGCATGGTGTCAAAGCCTTTTCCATCAGATAAATAATCTTGTACAATAGAGGACTTTTTCATGGATACTTTGCGTCTAATACAAGAGTCCGCCAAACTTATGCCCCACTTTTGGCTACGGAGAAGTAAATACTCACCAATCATTGTGTCATACACTTTGCCATTGTATGTGAATCCACTCTCCCATAACCATACCAAATCAAACTTAATATTATGCCCAACCAAAAGTTGTGAATTATCCAAGGTCTGCTGAACTTTTGTGAATGAATTTTTAGTATCAAATGTTTTGTCCTTGTGATGAAACCAATGAAACTGAGGTTCTCCGTCATCACAAGCATATTGAACGGAAACTAATTTATTTGAAGGTGTGAATGGTAACGGGTCTGTTCTTTTGTTTTCATCTATTGTGAATGTAGTTTCTACATCTAAATATGTAATCATGCCGTATACCTGCTTAAATCTGTGTTAAGATTACAAATAATATTACCATGAAAACCTGTCAACTTATTTTTTGATATTGTTAAATATCTTTTAGTATCTTGGCTATCTGTTATATCTGATTTACCTATACCAACTATTAAGTCAGCTTCAGCCGCTTTACCAGTTTTACTATTCTCCATCATTGCATAAGTTACATTTGTTTTACCCTCAGCATCTGCTGATGCTTGACTTACCCCTATCCCAAACAGATTGTGCCTTTTGCATATCTCTCTAAACTTAGTATATATGCACCTTAATTTTTCATCTGTTCTAGCAAAAGTACCCATGACATTTATTTTATCAAGTTGGTCTATAATTAAGATGTCTGGTTTTTTATCTTCGCAATAAGTATTTAACCATTCTATAGAGGCATCTACATAATCAACCATAGTTATGTTCTGTGCTATCTCATTGAACTTATCTGATACTTGTGAACGATTTGTGTATATCTGTTTATCTGTTACGCCTGCATATGATGATACTGCTCTTAACATAGTTCTTCTAGCAGGTTCTTCGTTTGTAATAATGTGAACATTAGCCCCTTGTGAACAAAAGCCGTTTGGTGATGCAACTAACGACACATAAAATGCAGTTTTACCTACCTCTGGTCTAGCAAAAGCAATCATAAACTCTCCACCTTTGCCACCTCGAACAACACGACTTAGACTTGGTATGTTAAACTGCCAACAGTTTTCATTATCATTATGTTCTAAAAGTGTTTGTAAATCTGTTGTTATAGGCACAACATCATCTTCTGGTACGAAACCTTCTTGTGATTTTTCTAGCAAAACTTTTATATCATGTAGTTTCTCTGGGTGTCCTTCCATAATAGCCAATCCTAAATCAGCTATGTTTCTTCCTATCTCTTGTTGCCACATTTTTTGTAACACATCTTTAGCAACATCATTTCCTATATCTTCCATATCCTCTATGTCAGATAAAACTTCTGCTATAACTTCTCTTTTTGCACGAGTGGCAGTTGGGTTCTCCACACGATAAACTTCCCTTACTTCAATGTTATTTAAATCTCTTTCGTATTTACCATGACAAGTTACAATCGTGTCATATAAGTCTGCCAATTCATTTGGGAACATTGAACGCAAAACCCTATGTTTGTTCTCATCAAAAAAATCCTTTTGCATCAATAACTTAATTAGTTGTTTTTCCATATCACTTCACTAATCTGTTCAATGTCATAATATTTTAAATCCTCTTTTAATCTTACTACACTAGCACTGACAATATAAGATAGGTATTTTTGTAAGTCAAGAGACTTTCTGGTGGCATCAGCGTCAAGACATATAAATACATGTTTAAATTTTTTTAATTGTGTTAAATCAGCATCTTTCATGTTAGTGCCTAACAATGCTACACCTGTGAACTTGGTTGAAACTGCACAAGCACTGGCGGCATCTTCTACTAATATTGCATATTCATGTGAACCACAAAAAAACAACTTCTGTGATTTGCCATACCTATACCATTTTGGTATAACTTTTTTATTTAAACTACGACCAATCGCATCAAAATGTTGTGAACCATCAGAGACTACAAAAACAACTCTGTCTTGTTTTGGGTCATACAGTATCTTTGCCCGTTTATCTTGGAGGGCATCAAGACAGTTATTATATTTTAAATAGGTAAGTGCTTTTTGATTGTTGTGAACCGATACAAAATAATCAGGCAACTGAAAGGAAGGCTGATAGTAAGAAGAAAGAATGATAGTTTTGATGTCTGACTTTGACCTTTTTGTTTCTTTGCCACCTTTTATCTTGCAAGATGCTTTGTAACAATTCCACAATAGTTTGCCGTGCATTTTTGTAATAGTAAATGTATTTCTGCCAGAACACATAGGGCAGTTTACTCGAATGGAAATATTTTCGTTGGGTTGATTTTGTTCTATGAATTTATGTAAATTTATCATAGTGGTATAATTCCCCTCGGCAAGTTCTTCGCTTTTACCATAGGAATAAAAATGTGTCAAGAAAAAAAAATCCCCAAGACTACAGATAAGGAGGAAAAAAGTCTTGGGGATTACTTATTGGTTACTTTGAAACTTTAGTGATGACCTCTTGTTTCTTAGCAAACCTATAAGTTCTGTAGTAGTTTGGGTGTTCGCAGCCTTCATGCTTTGGAACTTCCAAACCAAATATGTCTTCGAAAAAATATTGAACAAAAAGTAAATCACACATTTGGTCATAAGAAACTGGAACATTGTCCTTTACCATATTGGTTACTTCTTTTAGTCTGTTCATATTCTCAATTAATCTTTCTTTTGTTTCTTCATCAAGATTAACTATATTTTTCATAAATTTGTCTGATATTTGCATAATACTCTCCTATAAATTTGCAACTGTTAAAAGACAAGCCCACATGGTAGCAACCACAAGGGCACCTACAAATAAACTAATAAACCATTCATACATATTTAGCTCTCCTTAATTTTTGCATTGAACATTTAAAACAATGTAAATAATGACTAAAGAAAAACATTTTGGTAACTTCAAAAGTTTTCCCACAAGATGCACATTTATGTTTGGCATTAGTGTCTATAACTACTGTATTCATGGCAACTCCTTTTCTGCTATGGCTTTATATATTTCTTCTGTTTCTAAATTTTTCATATACTCTTTGGCACTCCTTTCATTTACATGAGTATATACCTCAAAGCCGTTTGAGTCAAAAACACAATAATAATCTTTACAACCACTACCTCGAATAACCTCAAGGTAATGGTTGTCTGTGGCAAATAGCACATTCGGAGGTAACGACATTAGAAGTCAAACCCACGATTGTAAAGACTAGCCTCAGAATCTTCTTCTACAGATTGCCCAGTACAATCTTCTATGCCTTTGTCGTACCCAGCATCATAGGTATCTACAACTAATTCTGCTATATCATTAAAAGACATATCTTCATTAATTATATGATACTTGACTCTATCTCTCTTTTGTTGCTCTGACTCTTTTTCTTGAAACCCCTCTGTTGGGTCAAATGTAAGTTTCTTTACAACATTGTTAGCCTTGTCAATAAGTGATTGATACTTGTTTCTAGGAGTTCTCACAGTTTTAGTTGACCTAGTAAACTTGTTATCGCCCATACTGTACAAATTGCTACGATAGTTACGACCATAAGTGAATCTGGATTTCTTCTGTCTGACACATGGAAGTTTGTCCCATTTTATCTTGAGTAAGCTGGGAATCAAGTGAACTTCTAACCATTCCAAATCAAACTGCTCATCACGAGTGTGCTGACTTTTGTAGCCAACTGCAATATTAGTACACTCTTGTATCAAACCCGTGTAGTTTGCCGAATCTGTAAAGCTACCAAAGGTAGATGGTTTCATTTGTTCCTTTGGAGGAAGAAACTCATTCATCTGTTCACAGAAAGCCTCGGCAAATTCATCAGAACAACAAGTGCCACCACTTTGACGAGTGATTACATCATTGTAACCATATCGGTCAAAGGCAATACAATAATTCATACCTGCCACAATCTCTGGTGTTTCTTCACTAATATAGGTAGAGCCGATACCTCCACATTCTTCACCAACATGAAATACATACAGACCATCAATACCATTCTCAATGAGTTTGCACATAATGTAACAACCAAGTTTGTCATCAGCACCAAGCACAGTTGGAGACATAACAGTTTTCTGCACAACTCTTATCTTGTTAGCTTTGAAATCTTTAGCTGACATACTAGATAATTCTTTTTCGGAATATTCTTTGTCGCCTTTACCAACAAAACCGATATCAACATCATCAAAACTAGCTTTGACATACTTGTCATCAGATATGTGAAGGTTAATCAAAGTCTGGTCATCATCATGCACAGTATCCATGTGAGAGCTAAACATAACTTTACTCGCTTTGTAGTCGCCTACATGAACAATCAAGTTACCTTTTTTGTCTACCATGATATCGTCTGTGTATTTACGAATATGATTAGACAAAATGTTACGAACTATAGACTCATTCTGTGTACTTCCATGAGAGGAAGCATTTGTCAACAAGTCAAATAGTAAGACATTCATGTCTTTCCCTCGTTTAACTAAAGGCATATCCTTTATGTTTAACTTCTCTTCTTTTTCATGGTTGTAAAGACCACCATAATAGCCATTATTACTTAAGTAATGCATCACTTTTCTCCTTTGTTAGTGATTGTTATATTGTTTCTAATTTTTGCGACATCAATGCCTGGAAGAAGTATGTCACTGAAAAATTCATCAAATGATTTATTTGAAAACTCTTCAATAGCATTTCCCTCCATGCTCACCATATCAAACTCCACGCTGTCGCCAATGGAATCTAGGGATACATATTTTATACTGTAAGGAACACTAATTCTCTTTCTCACAAAAGTATCTTGTTTTGGCATACCACGAGTATTGTCGTGATATGGCAGAAGCTGACAAAAATTATTAATTGATGTTAGCTTGTTTGAAAACACAAAAGGTCTTGAAAGACCAGAACCTATAAACTGCACCTTTAGTTCTTGACCATCTGGTGCATACAAGGCATCTCTAGCACAATAATTGTGATAAGATATAAAGTAATCACCCTCTGTGTCTGCCCAAGAAAAAGGAACATAAGTGTATATGTCGACATTATTGATAGCAGCTTGTAAGTTACTCACATAGCCACCTTGACAATACAGTTGTATAACTTGTTTACTGCTTTCATCTCGTCTTCTTTGGAACTCTGGCTGATTAATCCATTCCATGTGACTTGATGAATGCCAAGTCATTTGACCATCTTCCTCAGCACAGAAAGAACCACAATACAGTTGACCATCAGCAGTTCTCATAAGTTCTTCGGGTTCATCATATACATCTCCACAGTTGACACATTGCACCTCTTGGTTACCTCTGCCATAAGTATACACACCTCTTGTTGATGATACATCTGGAGTGAACGCACTTCTTCTGTACTTGTAACCAGAGTTTGTAGATGAGGTCTTGATAAAGTACTTGTTACACAATCTTTCATCAGAGTAAATATCTCTCTTCAAGTTGTTGAACAGTACAAAATCAAATTCTTGCGTTTCCTTGTTGTACTTGCCAATTATATATCTACGAGGCAAAGTGTCAAAGTAAGGAAAAGGACAAGCAGCAACTCCATCAAACACAGCTTGAGGCATAGAGAACTCTAGTACTTCACTAGCTTTGTAAAACACTTCATCTCTAACTTGGTATACCCAATCATCACCAGAGAAAGGCTTGTATACAACTCCGTGTTTCTTAAGTTCTTCTTTCATTCGGTCTTCGTATACATGCTTGTTGTAGTAAATCCTAACTGCATACTCTTGTCCACCCACTTCATAAGTAAGACACCTAGCAAGAACAGTAGTCCCTCTTGAAATGTAATAACCCCAAACTTTAGGACAGTAAGCATAGAACTCCAACGGATGTCTGTCGGCAGGCAAAGCAAATCCATTACGAGAATCCATACAAGATTGTGGAGAATCTTTACCACCATACTTGTACATATCGCCATAATGTTTGACAAATTCTTTGCCACCACTAGCAAATCGGTAAACCTCAACTGGCTTGTAAATGTCCATCATTTTTTCTGCCATGTTGTCAACCAAAGTAGCATTAAGAGGTTGGTTATCTTTATCAACAACACACCTAGCCAAAGCTCTAGTCAAACTCATGTGAAGTCGTTTTGACAGAGTTTTACTACCTCTGTAAAATGGCAACCACCTTTGTTTCAAAGTTTCATCTGCAAGATTGTCTACAACTTTCTGTTGCATAACAGAAGTGAAATGAGGAAAAAATGGATTCTCATTTGTCAGCCTATGCCCGTTGTTCTCATGCCCTTTGTAGTCATCAAGTTGTAAGTTTGGAAAAGCAATAGCTCCCTCTGGAGGAGCATCTTTTCCATTAGACCAGTTAAATATAACTGGATATAGAAACTTAAGGTTGACAGAGTTCCAATAGCGATTGTTACCCTTTTGACATGCACGATAAGCGTCTTCAACTTGTTGAGTGAACTCAGTAAAAGGTTTAGCAAGAATGTATAGCTTTCTTGAGATAGCCACTTGTATTGGGTGAATAGTCTCTTTCATAAATACAAAATGGTCTTTATTCAAACCATTGTGTGAGATATATTGAGTCAGTTCATCATTAAGTTTTGTTCTTCTTGCAGTATGTTCTTTAGGATTAATTGATGCAATTCTGGGCATCATTCCCTCCCTTCAATTATAGAAAACATTGCTTGTCCTCGTAAAGCCACAACAGAACCAGATGCAATTTCAACAATTCTATCGTGAGCGTCATCATATCCATCTACTGCAAACTCAACATCAAGTTGCCTAGTTAGTTGCATAGCAAACACTTTGTTAGGATAGCTTTGATGTCTGTCGAATAGCAGAAACAAGTGAGGTCTGCCCTTGTCATCTAACTTATCTTTTACTGAAATAACTGGACAGTTGACAGTATTCTTAAGATAATCCTCAGACAACATAAGAATCTTTGGAGTATCAAGCATATTGATTGTCACTTGTCCATAGCCAATAACTATGACATCTTTACCAGTACTGTGACTTCGTGGCGTAACAGTAGCAAAAGCATGCAATGGTGTGTGACCATCTAGTCGAAAGCCAAACACAAAATCATCATTTCTGCCCATAGCGACATACTTTCTGCCATCTGAAGTGCCACTTGATACATACCTAAATACAGACCCAGCTTTTAAGTCTGTGCGTTTACATTGTTTTCCTACAAGTTGTAGAATAATTTTACTAGATAACATATTGATTTCTCCTTTTTGTTTCAGTTAAATGATATCTTCTGTCTAAATCACCATCAAGCAATCGCTTGAGAGCGAATGAGTTGTAAGCAAAAGTCTCGGTCTTTAGGCTAAAGTTAGCACCAGCATTGTGGTCATCTGTGAAATACTTAACCATTTCATTCCATTGCTTTTGAGCAATAGCCAGATAATAGCCTAGAGTTGCATCAGTTGAGAGAACATCACCAATCTCATTAGCATTGCACAACACAATAGTGTCCATGATTCTTCTCTTTCTGTGATACCAGTAGTAGTATTTTCTGCTATTGTCTAAGTCATAGGCAAGCATTCTAACTTTATACTTGCCATCATTGAAACCATCAATTTTGCCGAGCAATCTAAAAGCATCACATCTGGTGCTATAGTAGACTTGCACAACTTTACCATCTTCAAATCGTCTAGGCATTTTTGTCTCCTAGAGTTTTTGATAGTTCGTGGTCGTAGTTTTTTGGACTACAGCCAACTTCATAGACTTGTTGCCTAGTGGTTACGGGTTGGTATGCACCTTTGTGCAACGGAATACTAGCGTAAGTATTCTTAATACTATAATCCATAGCAGAAGCACAAGTAGTACAAAGATGAGCGAAGTGCTTAGCGACAGACCTACGCTCAATAGGAATGTCGGTGTAACATTGTGTACATTCATAATATGTCATAATCCTTTACCTCGTGAATGTTGGTGATGCCTGGAGGATTCGAACCTCCGTTGCCGCTGTGAAAGAGCGATGTCCTAGACCACTAGACGAAGGCATCAGTTAGTTATTTATTTACTCTTATATAATAGCAAAACCCCGTCTGCTATGCAAACAAACGGGGCTTCTTCGGGAGGAAACTTATGGTGAAAAGTATTTAAACTTTCACTATTTGAGACTTGCTCAAATATGAGTTCAACTGTTCACCAGAGTGATTTATTCTGTGTTGCTTAAATGCTCTCATAAATCTGTCAACATCAAATCTTCTGTTATCAGATTTAAAGTATCCACACAAAGCAACAATATTGTCGTGAGATATATTTGAATATCCAAGTATTCTTGCTATATCTTCATAGTGTTTTCTTGAGTACTTACTCATTATTACCTCCTTTCTCTTTACAGCCTACATAAATAACTTCATGTGAACCAAAATCTAAATTATCAAAATTGTGAATGACAAACTTTCTGCATTCTTCTTTTGTTAAAAAAACATGGTCAAACACAGTTGTGCCTATTTGCCTATCAGTATTCATGAGCAATGCCCAAGCAACAAACCAAGTCATTCTAAAACCTCCTTACTTTAGATGAACAACTACTACAACAATCTTTTGTAACATAATTGTCCCAAGCAAAATTCCAATCATCTATTGTAAGTTCTTCAACGATAAAATCTTTTTTGCATACATTACACTTAATAACATCTTCTTCTATTATATCACTTAAATATTGAGTCATACTAACTCTCCATTAGAATATCTCACAATCTCAAACTTCTTCAATGTGTGCAGTTCTTCAGGTCTTAATTTCCATCTTGCACCAACAGATATTTCGTACCACCTATCTATATTATCTCGAACATCTCCATAGACTTCATCAATGAGTTCTTGATTGGTGTCAAAATTCTGAGGCTTTGTGAATACAGAATATTCGCTATAAGTACGATATGAACTTTCTGAAATGTCAAATCTTACCAACATCATTGTGAACGAGCCTCAAATAGTTTATCTGCTAACGCAGAAACATATTCATCTAAAACTGCTGATTCAGTTTTTAGACCATGCTCTTCACAAGCATTCTGAAACTCATCAATAGTCATCTCAGATACTTCATCAAGAATATCCTCTTTGATTCTGTCGTTGTGTTCATTACTCATTTATCCCTCCTTACATGATACAACTTCTCTTGAATTATATTATCTATTTTACCCAAAGTGTCTTTGCCACTTTGTGACATTCTGTCTATGTCAAAAAATAAATCTTGCACTAACTTATATAATATCTTCAGTTCTTTATTATTCATTTATCCCTCCTT